TACCCATAGTACAGAAAGACGCTCTACTCGGTCGAAGAAGCAAAACAAAGTAACCGCAAACGACTCACAGTTCGCATTAGCAGCCTGATAAAGGCAGCTTAGGGTAAGACATACCTCGTAACAGAAAATCAGATGGGGCACTTAGGTGCCCCTTCCTTTTTGATTTCACGCAATTGTCATCGTACTGTCACAATTCCTAAAGTAAATACTTGTGTAATACTAACACACAAGGAGACTATTACATGAAAAAACTAACAGCATTATTAGGTGCATTGTTAATATCAACAGTCGCAGTTGGCGCAGACATAACAGGGGCAGGCGCTACATTCCCATTCCCAATCTATGCCAAATGGGCAGAAGGATATAAAAAGGCCACTGGTACTGGTATGAACTATCAGTCAATCGGCTCATCAGGTGGCATTCGTCAAATCAACGCAAAGACAGTTGATTTTGGTGCAACAGATGCCCCGGTATCAGGCGACAACCTAGACAAACAGGGTCAAGTTCAATTCCCTGCTATCATTGGCGGAACAGTTCCTGTTATTAACTTAGATGGTTTCAAACCAGGTGAACTACGCATCACAGGGCCAGTTATGGCAGAAGTATTCATGGGTACTATTGCTAGATGGAATGATCCTAAGTTGGTAGCATTGAATCCAGGTAAGAAACTACCTGACGCAGAAATCACCGTTGTACATCGTGCTGATGGTAGTGGTACAACATTTAACTGGACAGACTATCTTGCTACTGTAAGTCCAGAGTGGCTACAACGTGCAGGTCGTGGTGCTACAATCAAATGGCCGGCTGCTAGTTCAGTAGGTGGCAAGGGTAACGAAGGTGTTGCGGCAAACGTGAATCGTATTAAAGGTTCAATTGGATATGTAGAGTATGCTTATGTTAAAAAGAACAACATGACATTCCTACAATTACAAAACAAGTCAGGTAAGTTTGTTAGTCCAGATGATTTAACATTTGCTGCCGCGGCAGATGGTGCTGATTGGTTCAGTATTCCTGGTATGGGACTCAGCATTGTGGATCAAAAGAACCCCAATGCATGGCCTGTCAGTTCTGCCAGTTTCATCATTATGTACAAAGAGCCAAAGAGCAAAGCCAATAGTGATGAAGTATTAAAGTTCTTTGACTGGGCATTTAAGAATGGCAAGAAAGACGCCGCAGACTTAGACTATGTGTCATTACCGGACAGTCTAACAAAACAGATCCGTGAACGTGTTTGGACACAGATTAAATAAATCGACCACAACGATAGAGTGGCGCTGGAACTCGTAACCAGCACTTTTAATTTACCATTATGAATAAAACATATCGTTCAATCTTTGTCAGCGATGTTCATCTTGGTACCAAAGATAGCCAGGCTGATAAACTCAATAATTTCTTAAAGCACAACAGTTGTGATACACTATATCTAGTAGGTGATATTATTGATGCTTGGCGTATACAGCAAAACAAGTGGCGATGGAAACAAAGTCATACCAATGTTGTTCGTAGAGTGTTAGGACACGCAAAGCGTGGTACTAGAGTTGTTTATATAGCAGGTAACCACGATGAATTCTTAAGACCAATGATACCTTATGGTTTTAGTTTTGGTCTAGTAGAGATACACAATCAAATAGAACACATAGGTGCTGACGGTAAACATTATTTGGTTACACACGGTGACTTGTTTGATGGTATAACAAGATTAGCCCCGTGGATAAGTTTTTTAGGAGACAAAGCATATGATTTCATTTTATCGCTTAATAGCAAATTCAATTGGATACGTCATCGTTTTGGTTTTGGGTACTTTAGTCTTAGTAAATACCTTAAATACAAAGTAAAAAAAGCCATAGACTTTATGTTCCAGTTTGAAAAGAACCTAGCTGGTTACTGTAAGAAGCGTGGATTCGATGGTGTAATCTGCGGCCATATACATCACGCAGAAATAAAAACTATTGATGGTGTAGTCTATATGAATGACGGTGACTGGGTTGAAAGCTGTACGGCACTAGTAGAACACTACGATGGTCGTTGGGAAATAGTTACTTGGACTAAGGAGAAGGACGATGTGGATACTGATAATATTAGCAGTTCATATAAACGACTCAAAAGACGTGCCGGGACGAGTGGAACTGATGTTCCAAGATCAACAGACTTGCCAATTGGCATTAAGTACAATTAAATACAAGCTGAAGTTTGACAATTTTAAGGTGGTAGCAGAATGCAAAAAACAATAAGTGATAAAATAACTATCGTAGTCCCTTGTAAAAATGAAGAAAATTACATACATCATTTATTAGATTCACTACACTCACAAAACATAGGTAATACTAGAATCATCATTGCTGACTGTTCTACTGATAATACTAGACAGGTCATAAAAGATAACATTGGTTCATTGAATGTTGAAATCATTGATGGCGGCCCTGTATCTATTGCTAAGAATAACGGAGCACGGTTAGTTACAACACCATACGTATTGTTCATTGACGCTGATGTGCGTTTCTTTAAGGACACTGCAATCAGTGATTCAGTTGATATAATAGAATCTGATGACTTGGATCTTATTGGATTGAACATTAAATCTTATGACAACGATTTACGAGCAATAATAGGATTCACTATTTTCAATGTTATAAATCACGTATTAAAATACTTCTCACCTTTTGCAATCGGGGCATTTATGCTAACTCGAAGGGAAAAGTTTGAAGAACTAGGTGGCTTCCCTGAAAAAACTGTCACATCAGAGGACTACTTTCTATCCAGAATGTACAGTCCTAAAAAGTTTAAAATCGTCAATCACTATTTCGGTCAAGATTCCCGTAGGTTCAAAAAGATGGGATACTTTGGAATGGCCGCATATCTAATCAAAAATTTCATCAACCGCAACAATAAACAGTACTGGGACAGTTTGGATTCATCAAAATACTGGAATTAACCGTATTTCCATCCAAGGATGTGATCCGGATCACACCTTTAGCCAGGTTTAACCTTGACAGCACTAGTAGAAACACTATATACTTATTGAGTTATTTTATATATAAAGGAAATTTATGACAACAACAATTACAATTAAAGACAAGCCAATTAATGCTACATATCAAAACGTTACAGGTTTGACAGGTGGTGCAGGAATTGATGCAGTTTTTGACGTAGTAAAAACTAACGGTGTTTACACAGCAAGTTTAGACAGTCTAGCCGCAAGTGCTGGTTCTGGCTATGTTGCCGGTGATACAATCACTATTCTCGGTTCTGCACTTGGCGGTGTGAACGTTACAAACAACTTAATACTAACTGTTGCAACAGTTGGTACACTAGGTAAAATTGCTACGTTTGGTGCTGTAGGTACAGGTCGTGTTGGTGATGGCACTGTTGATGTTGCTGTTGATGTAACCGGTACTACCGGCATTGACACATACACACTAAATGGCGCAAGCACAGACTTCACAATTACTAAGACAGTAGACAAAATTACAGCCGCAAGCACAGTCGCAACTAATGTTACATTTACATTAGCAGACCACGAGCGTGTTGTATTTGACAACAAAGGTATTGCATTTGATGCCGCAGGTCGTGCAGGTGATGTATATGCATTACTAGCAGCCGCACTTGGTACAACAGATGTAACTAATGCATACAAAGGTATTGGTATACATCTTGCTGATGCAGGCTGGACTAACAAAGAATTAGCAACAGCCTTGCTTGCTACTGATACTTACAAAACTGACGCCGGTGGTGTTAGCAATGAAACATTTATCAAGCACGTTTACAAAAACGTATTTGGTACTGATGCTACATTGGCGCAAGTTACAGAATACACAACTTGGATGACTAATAGTAATCTAAGTCAGGCTGATGTTCTAGTAGCCGCAAGTGAGTTAGCCGCATTTGAAACAACTATTGGTTTAGTTGGATTAGCAACAACTGGTATTGAATACACTCCGTTCGTAGCGTAATCTATACTACTATTAAAAGGCACTTCGGTGCCTTTTTTGCCATGAAGCATATGTTATTGCGTAAACAACTAAATTATATGGGTAGTAAAAATCAATCTAAATATTAGTCTAGCCTGAGAAATCAGGCTTTTATTTAAAGGAAAATTATATGAAGAAAATCGCATTAGCGACATTATTAGCCGCAACAACTTTAGTTGCAACTGCACAAGTATCAGTCTCTGGTAAAATCAGCACATTTGTTGACAATACTAAAGTTGGTGCTGTAAGCGCAACAAGTCTTGCTACTGATCCAACAAGCAACATCACATTTTCTGCTACAGAAAACATTGGTGGTGGTTTGAAGGCACGTGTAGTATTAGACACTAGCTTGGCAGCTAATGATCCAACAGGTGGTGCTGATACTAAATTGGGCAACCGTCAATCTACAATTGGCTTAGCAAACAGTTTAGGCAGTGTTGACCTAGGTCGCAATCTACATAGTCACTTCTTAGCAATTACTAACAATGATGCATTTGGTACATTGTATGGTTCTGTTGCAGGTGATGTTCATAACTTGCGTGGTCTACGTTTGAGCAATGGTACATTCTTTGCATTGACACCAATCAAAGGTGTTACAGCAACTTATGACCGTACACAAACAGGTGCAGGCACAGAAGCAACTAGTTATAGCGCAAGCGCAAAACTACTAGGTGTTAATGCTGTAGTTGCCCAATATACACAAGGTGCTGAAAAGAGTACTGTGTATGGTGCTAGCGCAAAGTTAGGTGGCACACAAGTATTTTACACACATAGCAATAATGAAGGTGCAGTAGCAACTACAGGTGATTTGATTGGTGCAAGCCAAGCATTTGGTGCAGTAACTACAAAAGCTAGTTATGGTAAAACAAATACGAATGTTAAAGCTTATGCATTAGGTGCTGATTATAATTTTAGCAAGCGTACTATTGTTGGTGCAACATATCGTAATGTTGACGCAGTAGGCACAGCAAGTGATATTAAACAAGTTGGAGTTGGTGTAACCCACCGCTTCTAATCTCAATGAGATAAGATAAAAGGCTCTTCGGAGCCTTTTTTGTTGACATAAATACCATACTATGTTACATTAGCAAAATGAAAATACAACGTGCAATCGATTGGAATCAAGTTAGTATTGACTTAAGTAGTCAAATGAATGGCATTGGCTACAATCCCGATCTTCATCGTATGCACAAAAACATTGACAAAATGGTCAGTGAGTTGAGTAAACTAGAAGTCAATTTGCGTAGAACCGGCAAGTTTGAAATGCTTGATGATAGAGTTTTTGAAATTAATAAAGCAATAAATCACTTTGAAAAATTACTACTTATGGCTAACTTAATGAAGTAATTTGACAATAAATCACTTTGGGTATATAATAGAGTCTTATTCAGTTGAAAGGCATCCATGAAATTCAGTGCAAACGCAGTGAGTACTTTATACTTCAAAGTTTCAGTTAAGAAACGGCCCTATAGTAATGAAGAAATTTCGTTACTAATTAGTGCAAGTGATTTCACTAAAACAAACGAAAAAGGTAAAGTAATGCTAGGTAAAACTCTTTATTTTAGAGAAATGCCTCTCTTTACAGAGCAAGCAAGTATAGACGCAAACATTGCACAAATGTGCAAAGTTAACAACTTTTCAGTAGCCCAAGTGTTGTGATAATACAACAACACAAATTTGACAATAAATCCAAACTACAGTACAATACACATATTGTAACACTTAACTCAAGGCGTATATAAGCACACATTGGGTTAGTTGATTTGACAATAAATCAATAATAGTGTACAATTCATCATCTTAAAATTTTTTACTAGGAGTATTTAATGGCATCGCAAGTATCTGACAATCTGACAATCACATCGGTCCAAGCACGTAAAGCAATGTTGGCCGCATTTAAAGCAAAACGACCCTTGTTCTTGTGGGGTCCTCCCGGCATCGGTAAATCTGAAGTGGTTGCTGAGGTAACTGAGGAACTCGGGGGTCACATGATTGACCTGCGTATGGCACAGATGGAGCCTACTGATATTCGAGGCATCCCTTTCTTCAACAAAGATATCAACAAGATGGATTGGGCATCACCTGTAGACTTGCCTGATGAAGAACTTGCATCACAATACCCTATCGTTGTTTTGTTTCTTGATGAAATGAACAGTGCGTCACCTGCAGTACAGGCAGCAGGCTATCAGTTGATTCTAAATCGTAGAGTTGGTAAGTATGTATTGCCTGACAATGTTGTGATTGTTGCGGCAGGTAATCGTGACTCTGACAAAGGTGTTACATATCGCATGCCGATGCCCCTCGCTAATCGTTTCTTGCACTTGGAAATGCGTCCCGACTTTACATCATGGCAGAACTGGGCTGTGAACAAAGGCATTCACAAAGACGTTGTGGGTTACTTGTCGTTTGCTAAACAAGACTTGTACGACTTTGATAGTAAATCTGCATCACGTGCATTTGCTACACCTCGTAGCTGGTGTTTCGTAAGCGACTTGTTGAATGATGAAGAAGGTGTTGATACCGATACATTGTTCAATTTGGTTGCAGGTGCAGTCGGTGAAGGTCTTGCAGTTAAGTTTGCCGCACACCGTAAAGTTGCAGGTCGTATGCCCGAACCCTCTGATATCTTGTCAGGTAAAGTTAAGGACCTTGCAGTCAAGGAAATCTCGGCAATGTACTCATTGACAATTTCAATGTGCTATGAATTGCGTGATTCTTTGGAAACAAAGAAAGTTGACAGTAAGAAGTTCCACGAAATGGCTGACAACTTTTTCAATTACATCATGGCAAACTTTGAAACTGAGTTGGTTGTGATGGGTGCAAAGATTGCTCTTAAGACTTACAAGTTGCCGATTGAGCCAAGTCAGTTGAAAAACTTTGATGAGTTTCACAAGAAATACGGCAAGTACATTGTTGAAGCAGGCAATTAATCAAAAGGGGTTCGCCCCTTTTGACATTAAATCAAGTTTGATGTATAATAGATATATCTACTAAAGGAACATATATGAGTGAAGTAATTAACCCGACAAAAAAGCGTAATCGTAGCAAAAAATTTGAGAATCTTGTAGGACCTACTGATAAAAAAATCGATCATGATGCACGGGAACGACTGGTCACTGCACGTATTGGTTTGTTGTTGCGTCATTCATTCTTTGGTAATCTTGCGACACGGTTGACATTGACTAATGCCGATGAATGGTGTAGTACTGCGGCAACTGATGGTCAGAAGTTCTACTACAACAGCCGCTTCATTATGATGTTGAAGCCTAAAGAAGTTGAGTTTTTGGTAGCGCACGAAGTATTGCACGTTGTCTACGATCACATGGGCCGTCGTGGTACACGTGATTCTCAAATCTTTAACATTGCAAATGACTATGCGGTTAATGCTGACTTAAAGCGACACAAAGTTGGTCAATTCATTACTACAGTACCTTGCTTGTACGAACAAAAGTATGATGGTAAAGCAAGTGAAGAAATCTATGATGACTTGATGAAGAATGTTCAAAAGATCAGTGTTGATGATTTGATTGACCAATTGCTTGACGACCACATGGATGGTGAAGGTGACGGAGAGGGTGACGGTGATACTGAAGGTAATGGTAAAGGTCGTCCCAAACTTTCTGATGAAGAAAAAGAACGTATTCGCCAAGAAGTTAAGCAAGCAATTATCAATGCGGCAAGTAGTGCTGAAGCAGGTCAACTCCCCTTAGGTGTTGAACGATTGATTCGTCAAGCTACTAACCCAGTTATGCCCTGGCGTGAACTGATTCAAACTAACTTGACAAGTGCAATTCGTACTGATTATAGTTGGATGCGTCCCTCACGCAGAGGCTGGCACATGGACGCAATCATGCCCGGCATGACACCGGGAGAAGAGATTGACGTTGTTGTTGCTATCGACATGAGTGGTTCTATCAGTGACAAACAAGCACAACAATTCTTAGGTGAGATTGGTGGCATGATGGATGCTTTCGATGGTTATAAGGTCCATGTATTCTGTTTTGATACTGAGGTGTACAACCCACAAGACTTTCATTCTGACAATATGGACTCTATTGAAGAATATAACCCAATGGGTGGCGGTGGTACTGACTTTGATGCTATCTTTGAATATTTGAAGAAAGAAGGTAATGTACCTAAGCGATTGATTTGTTTCACTGATGGATACCCCTGTGGTAGTTGGGGTGACCCAGACTATTGCGATACAACTTGGGTTATTCACGGTCACCCTAATCCGAATCCCCCATTCGGTACTTATGCTCTTTATGATGAAAAGTGATATATGAGTTGGCTAGATCATATTATAATTTCATTAATTGTATTAGGATTATTTTGGCTCGTTGTCATTGTTCTTGTTAAGTTTTTTTCAATGATGAGAGATGTGGATGATTAAGTCACATGAAGAAATAATTATTTACGAATCACCAGATGGCGGTAAGACGGTCTACTCACGCAAGAGTGGATCGTCTGACCGAACACTAGTTAAAGAAGATACTTCACAACATTACATGGCAAAATGGTATGAGTGGAAAGAGATTCTTAAACTAGCAGAAACAGAACCTTCATTAGCAAACGCTATCAGTAAAGCAGAGATGTTATATGTCATCCTCAAGAAAGAACAAAACTAAACACTATCTGGCAATGTGGGATATGCTAGGTCTTGAATGTTTGTATGATGTTGACCTACACATGAATAGAAACAATGAGTGGGATAAGAAAAAGATTATTTCTATCCTTAAAGAAGAAAAACTTCCTGAAAAACCTCCGCAAATTCCATTGCAACATATGATATTACGAGCAAGGGTGAATAGTCAACGATGCTATGAGATTTATGAATTCACTAGCACAATGGGATATAAAGAACTTACTGATGTGTTTAATGATGACCCTCAACCGGTTGTTGAATGGATTAGAGAGAATGGCAAGAAAGTTTATAGTGACTACATTAAGCAAGAAAGAAAGATGATTGTATGATGCATATTGGTACAAGTTTAGGTAGATGTTTGCGTAGTATCTTGTTAGGCGAAGTGTCCGAGGATGACGTTTTATTGATTATTACTCGCACTATGACTGCTGATTTAGAAGAATTTATATTTATAGTAAAACAATACTACGATGAAGGTAATTATACCTCACGTAATCCACAGGAGTATGACCTTTCAGTAAAATCCTGGGAAGAAGTAGAAGCACTAGCAACACGTTTATACACTAGTGGCAAGATTCACCAACCTAGGAACTTTGCGACTTTAGGTAGTCAGTTTATCCACCCTGACCTAAACAATGATCTTTGGGTGGATGTATCTCCGAAGAATCGTAATAGCACGCCTATGGTAGTTGAAGCATATGAAAAGTATAAGATGTTGGATGCACTAACTAAATGATTGATTATCATATTGATCCTATAGTATGGTTCGCTGATAGGCAAGTTAATTATCCACCAGTGCATTTTGTGATGGTATCAACACCTTTAACAGAAGAATCGAAGCAATGGGTGCTAGATCATTTACGTGGCAGATTTTCTATAATAATGAATACTGCTGATTTTTTTAGTAACTTAGATTCAATAGGGCATATCAGTTTTGAAGATCCTAAAGAAGCTACTGTCTTTGAATTGAAATGGTCATGAAATTTGTTCTATTACCCTTAGTTGTTGCTCTTACATTATCCGCATGCGGTGGAGGAGGCGCACAAGTTGTTGAACCTACTCCGTTCGTTGCTAAAAAAGAATTTGGATGGTATGAGTCTGATAATTTCATAGTAGTTGAACATGATGATATCATCCCGTGGTTTCCTACTCATACTGTTATTGATAAAAACAATAATGGTAAAAAAGAAATACTTATTCCACCAATGGGGCCATTACGTAGCGCAATATATAGTCTAACTGACCCATCATACATTCATATTGAAGTTGACGGAAACACTTTAAAAAAGTTAGAAACTAGTGATTCTTTCCCTAAGATTCCTGTAGGATTTATCAACACTATGCACGTTGGTAAGTTTTCAAATAACTCAACAGGTGAAGATTTAATCTTTTTAGATTTAGGTAGAGAACCAGATGATGTACCCTTTGATTTATGGCCGCGCGGCAATGTTTGGGGTTTATATAAAAATCAATCAAATAGTTTTGATCTTAAAGTGCTGAACGAATCAGTTGGTACAAAATATTGGCACTCATCTTTTTCTCCTAGAGATATAAACGGTGATGGAATTTTAGATTTCACAGTGGGAACTATGAGTAACGCATATTTGTATTTGAGTTCAAGTACGGGTCACAAAATTATTAAAACTAATTTTACTGCGGCCACTAGTGGATTAATTAAATTAGCAGATGGTAATTACGGTGCGATTGCGATGCCATATCATAGAAAAATAGGCACACGACACCTCACTCCAAATGACATTACTATCAATACGATGAACAATCAAGGTGTTGTACTAAGTCAACAAAATGTGAATGCAATGAAATGCGGTAATTCTAATTTTGATATCATGCAAGGTTATGCTCATATTGAAGTAGTAGATGTGAACAATGATGGTCTTGAAGACTTCATTGGCGTTACTGAAGCATCTGATGATTCAATATTAAAGCATAGTCATTATGTAAGTGTTTTCTTACAAGACAAAAATAGCAACTTTAAATGTTCAAATGACGATTTAAATTTCAAAGGTTGGCCATATACTCTATCTAGTTTTAACTCGAATAGTACAAGCAAAACCGATCAACTATATCGCTGGTTAACATGGGGTAAGTACGGTGAAGGAGTTAATGGATTTATGTTCATTAAGAAATTTGTAACCGATGTAAAAGATTTGGGTAAAGGATACTTTTACTATGGATCAGATGGCAAACTACATGAAGCTGATCTGACACCAAAGATGCATTTAAAACATAATACTGAGTACGGTGAGTATACACAAGTAATTCCTACTAAGGATCTCAACGGTGATGGTATTGTGGATTTCTTCTTAGTCAAAGAAGCATTCACTGATAGTAGAAAAACTTTATCCAATAAAACTGGAAAATACTTTAAACTAACAACCCTATTGAGTGGCAATCAATGAAACGGGTAAATCGCTAGCAGAATAAAAAATTCCACTAGCAATTTTACTATTAAATAAACTACATAAAAGGAGAACACAATATGGCTTTTTTAAGACACGTCGGTAAACATGGAGACAGAAAAGTAGCTGTCGTATTCAGAGAAGTACCCGGCGAAGCCCATATGTGCTTAGTTACATATACAGAAACGCTAAATCAACACATTCACGATCCAATGATGCAATGCATTGAAAGTGATATTGGACAGAACAGCGAAAATTTAGCTGACGCATTAAATCGTACTTACACTAAAGACGGTAGACCAATTCTTACATATCTTCACATGGAAGGTTTGTTAAAGAAAGTTAACACTGAACTAGTTGTTATGACACCCGCACCTAATACTAGAATCAAGTTGAATGAGTTAAACTCTATCCTTGACGAAATGAAACAAGGTGAGAGTGCAGTACGCAGACTAGCAGAACTTGATGCAAGTACAGGATTGCAATCCCCCGGTGATGTAGCACGTAGACTACGTGGAGATCAGACGGCAACATCAATTCCTAATGCACCAGACGGTATCTTGGGTGATACTACTTTAGCAAAGCAAAGACTTGAGCAAGCACAACGTATGGAACGTGAAGCAAAAGGCTTACTAGCAGAAGCACAACGATTAATCGAAGAAGCTACCGCTATGGATCCAGGAGTTGCACCAGTCGCAACAACAGCGCCTAAGGCAAGAAAAACAAAAGCAAAAGTTAACACATAATGTCACCTGAATTCATCGATAAGTGGGAACATATACTTGAAGATGTTGAAAAAAATAAAATACCCGTACAGTTTATTAAAAAATTAATTATTAAACTGGAGGGTAAAAAACAACAGACAATTAATATTGAAAAATTCTTGTCACAAGGATTGGACCCAGATCAAGTAGAAGATGCAGTTAGCAGAAAACTACATGAACTAGAAGACTTAATCGTCAGTGTAGAATTTATTCTAAACGTTCAAAGTATCGCTGATACAGTGCAACCAGAAACTGATAGATTATTAGGTAAACTCTAACATAGTCAAAAGCCCTGATTGTTCGGGGCTTTTCTCATTAATATGATACAATATAACTATGAAACAATACAAAGAACTACTACAAGATATTTTAGATAACGGAGAGATTAAAGATGATAGAACCGGTGTTGGCACTCATAGTGTTTTTGGACGTCATATTCGCTTTGATTTGCGTAGGGGCTTTCCCGCAGTCACTACTAAGAAACTTGCTTGGAAAGCTTGCGTCGGTGAGCTTCTATGGTTTATTGAAGGCTCTAGTGATGAACGTAGACTGGCAGAACTTACCCACGGTACAAGTGAAGGAAAGGTTACTATCTGGACCCCGAATGCAGAGGCTCCGTACTGGAAGCCTAAAGCGAAATTCGAAGGTGATCTTGGTCGAGTCTATGGTGTACAATGGAGACACTGGAACAAGTATCGCACAGAGAAAGACATGGGCGCGGCACACAAAGGTGGCACACGCCTCGCTGTTGACCAAACAGAAGTTGACCAATTGGCAAATCTCATTAAAGGATTAACTGAAGATCCTAATGGGCGCAGGCATATTCTAAGTGCCTGGAACGTGAGTGAGTTAGACGAAATGGCCTTGCCCCCTTGTCACGTTATGAGTCAATTCTATGTCAACAAAAATAAAGAACTTTCTTGCCATATGTATCAGCGTAGTGTTGATGTGTTCTTGGGTCTACCTTTTAACATTGCTAGTTATGCACTACTTACACATCTATTGGCACATCACACCGGTTTGAAGGTAGGTGAACTTGTTATCAGTACCGGCGACACACACATATACAAAGACCACATTGAACAAGTTAAAGAACAACTAACACGTGAACCGTATCCATTGCCTACATTAATGTTGAATGCTTCAAAGACAAACATTTTTGAGATGACAATGGCAGATATACATTTGGAGAACTATCAAAGTCATGGCCCTATCAAAGCAACAATGGCAGTCTAAAGACGAATTTACTAGACCCAAGTATCAGATACGTATGTCCGATATCGGTGAAGAGATTGTCTCCATTACTCATATAGTTCATACTATTAGAATGGGTGATGTTGAAGATCCTGATTTAATGGTGGCTCAACCTATATATGAGTGGCAAGAGACAGAAGCAGGTAAATGGATAATGGAAAACTCTAATCCTACACCCAGTTGGCATCGTAACCATGACATATATAATTATAGTCACATCTATCAGATTAGAGCATATCTAACACATAAACAATTAACATTTTGGAAATTAAAATATGAGTAATATATTAGTTACAGGCGGATTAGGACTTATTGGACATAACGTAGTAGATAGATTACAACGTATGGGGCACCGTGTTGCTATTACCGATATACGAACTAACTACGGTATCATCCCACAAGATGAGATTGACTATCTAATGACAGAACGGTTGAAGAAAATTCAACCCGGTAGTATCCATGCTATTGATATTTCTAGTGAAAGTATTGACTGGCTCTTTGGTAGATACAAATTTGATATTGTAATTCATATGGCTAGTTTTCCAAGACAAAAAGTTGTTAATGCTAATCCAACTATGGGAGCAAAAACAATGATGGAAGGTCTATTGAATTTGTGTGAAGTTAGCAAGAAACATAAAATAAAGAAGTTTGTTTATATCAGTAGTTCAATGGTATACGGGGACTTTACTGATGATGTAACAGAAGATTATAACTGTAAGCCACAGGGACAGTACGGCATTATGAAACTGTCAGGTGAACATCTTGTTAAAGACTATAGCCGTCGTAATTGTTTCAGCCATACTATCATTCGTCCAAGTGCTGTCTATGGCCCGTTAGATGTTGAGGATCGTGTGATTGCCAAGTTTATGTTAACAGCAATGCGTGGAGGCACATTGAATGTTAATGGTGCTAATGAAACATTAGACTTTACTTATGTTGATGACGCCGCAGATGGTATTGTTGCTGCCGCATTAAGTGATAACACAGAGAATAAAACATATAATATTACTAAAAGTCATAGTCGTACATTGTTAGAAGCCGCACAACTAGCATTAAAGTTAGCTGGTGGCGGTACATTGGTAGTTAAAGACAAAGACGCAGACTTCCCAAGTCGTGGTGCATTGAACATTGATGCCGCTCGTAGAGACTTTGGATATGACCCTAAAGTAGATGTAGAAGAAGGCTTTGAAAGATATTATGAGTGGCTTAGTAATTCCCCATTTTGGTCTAGCAAGACAGTATAAGAACATCGGTGAAGAGTTGCTTGATGCAACTCACCGTGCTCTTAAAGACGGACAGTTAGTTGGTGGGCATTATACTCGGTCATTTGAAGAATGGCTTAGACACCGCACCAAAACAAAATATGCTATAACTGTACATAGTGGTACACAAGCACTTGAGATTATCGCACGATACAAGAAGATTAAACATAATCAATCAATGCAAGGTAATCCTAAAGTTCTACTACCCAACCTAACATACCCTGCTACACTTAATGCATTCTTAACTGCTGGTTGGGACATTGAGTTGGGTGATACAGACAAATATGGTATTCTAAGCTTCACCGGGCAGACCTCAGGCGTATATAATTGTTTAGTTGGTTTTGCTGGATTGAAACCATGGGAACAAGCAAGAATAGAAAACAGTCACGGTATTATTGTAGATGGTGCCCAGCATTGGTTAGTTGCTGAGGGTCAAGTGGGTAGTGGTATGGCAATCAGTTTTGACCCTACAAAGAACTTACCAAGCTCAGGAAACGGTGGTGCGATTGTCACAAACGATGAACATCTATACCTGTTTGCCGCTACCTACAGAGACAATAACAAGCCTGCATTCCATGATGTAGGAACTAACAGTAAGATGAGTGAACAAGATTGTGCTCAGATTCTTGTTAGAACAAAGTATATTAATGATTGGCAAAAGCGTAGAAGTGAGATATCAAAATATTGGTGTGATGCTTTTAGAGAACTACCATTGAGTTGTTTATCTGATACTAATATACCCCATGCACATCAAAAATTTGTAATGTATCTACCTGATAGAAATTCACTACATACTCATTTGTTAACTGATGGTATTGATAGTAAGATACATTACGAGTATGTGTTAGGTGATTTGCCTACAGCACAGGATAGAAATATCAGTAGACCTGATCTGATGGGTACAAGCGTAATGCTTTCTAGAGGTGTAATAAGCTTACCAATATATCCAGAGTTGTTAGATAATGAAATAGAATATATTGCAGATAAGGTTATAGATTTCTATAAATAGACGATGTATAATATATCATCTATCAAAAAACTTCAAATTGAACTAACTACTAGATGTAATTCAAGTTGCCCATTGTGTAATCGAAATATTCAAGGCGGCCCTGTAATCGATGAATATGTACACAATGAATTATTCTTAGATGATATCATAAAAATATTTCCCAAAGAAATTTTAAAAAATTTAAATTTTGTTAATCACTGTGGAAACTTTGGTGATCCGGGTTACGCCACTGATTTAATACCTATCTTAAGATATTTTAGAGACAATTTTGATAGGTATTTATACCAGCAGATAAGAACCAATGGTGGAATGCGTGATACAGACTTTTGGAAAGAACTTGGATTATTTTTTGCAGAAAAACAACCCAAATTTAATAATGGTGTAATTTGGAGTGTAGATGGATTAGAAGATACGAATCATATCTATCGTAGAAATGTAAAATGGGAAAAGGTATATACTAACATGGAAGCATATGCAAAAACTAAAGCATATGGTAGATGGGAATATTTATTGTTTGAGCATAATCAGCATCAAGTTGCCGAAGCCCGCAAAATAGCAAAAGATTTAGGCTTCATATTTATGGTGAAAGAGCCAATGGGGTTTAAAGATAAAAAGTCATACGTAGAAGTTTACAATAAAGACTTGACTTTTGATTATAATATATTTCCTGCTAATTATGAAGGTACTAAAAATATAATACCTAACAAATATATACCAATCAAACATCATACTTTGACAGATGAACACGAATCACTCTCAAAAAAACGCAATGTAAAATGTATGTCACTTAAGAATAATAATAGTCAACAAATATTTGTAACTAGTTCGGGTCATTTAATTCCTTGTTGTTACTTAAGTGGTCCCTTAATCAATAACACGTTAACATATGCTAACCAACAATTTTATGAAAAAATAAATGAGTTGGGACTAGATAAAATAGATTTGAGAAAAAGAAATATGATAGACATATTACAAGATAGTGAATTTACTAATTTTTTCATCAAGGGGTGGGAAAATAAATCAATCAAAGATGGTAGATTACTATTTTGTGCAGAGACATGCGGGGAAGCAATTACATGAAGGTATCCGACTGAGATAGAAAACAACATGTATAATATAGAAAAAATTACTAAATTACAAATTGAATTAACTACCAAATGTAATGCTAGTTGCCCGGTTTGTAGTAGAAATTATAGCGGCGGAGAAGTCATAGAGGGATTAAACAACGATACCCTTTCTTTGACTGATATAAAACAAATGTTCCCGGTAGAAATATTACATAATTTAAGACGAATAAACTATTGTGGTAATTTAGGTGATGCGGGTTTTGTTAAAGAATTGCCTGAAATATTACAATATTTTCAAACAATGTCTAATCACGATTTGATACAGCACGTAAGAACTAATGCAGGTATGCGTAGCACAGATTTTTGGCATGACTTAGGCACGTTTTTCTACAATACAAATAAAGAGATACCGGATTATCCATTGAGTAAAGCAGGTGTGGTATTTAGTGTAGACGGTTTAGAAGACACTAACCACATATATCGTAGAGGCGTGATGTGGGATAAAGTCATATCTAACATGACAGCGTACAGTGAAGCCGGCGGATATGCTATATGGGAATGGTTAATTTTTGACCACAATAAACATCAAGTTGAAGAAGCAAAACTACTTGCTAAAAAATTAGGATTTGGTTTCTCAGTTAAAAAACCCTTAGGCTTCTATGAAAGTAACCCGTTCATAGAAGTATTTGATAAGACTGGACAACATGAATATAATATATATCCAGTTGACTATTCATCTGAAAAAGTCAACGTACCATCTGGCAAAAAGATATCAATAAAACCTATAGCAAATATTCCAAAATTGTCCGATGAAGTTAATAATTGGTCTATTGTTACACCTATCAATTGTGAGTCACTTCAATACCCCGAAGACCAAGCTATTTTTGTTACTGCCTCAGGACATTTGTTACCATGTTGTTATTTAGGTGGTGCATTAGTGGAAAGAGTAAATTCATTTTCTCGCCATCAATTTAAACATTTGATTAATGAAGTGGGTCTAGATAAATTTAATATAAAAAAACATTCAATGATAGACATATTACAAAGCAAGTATTTTACAAGCTTTTTTATTGACAGCTGGAATAAAAAATCAGCAAGTGACGGTAAACTTTTATTCTGTGTTGAAGTGTGTGGGAAAAAGAAATGACAAAAATACCTATCATTTCAGAAAAAATAGTAAAAACAACTCATAAAGTTATAGAATGGTCATTGCACAATGTATGTAATTATGATTGTAGCTATTGCGGAAATGAAAATAAAATAGGTGATCGTAAGTGGAAACCATTAAGTACATACAAATTATACGCTGATAAATTGTTAAAGGCTTCAGGACCAAACGTTTGGTTTTTTATAACAGGTGGCGAACCAACCTTATACCCAAATTTTATTGAATTAGTAACGTACTTGAAATCCAAAGGAGCCTATATAGGATTGATTTCAAATGGAAGTAGAACACTGCGTTGGTGGGAAGAATGTAAACAAGCAAATGCAATAGATGCGTTATACATATCATACCATACAGAAAAAACAGATGATTATGAACATATTGCAAATGTGTTAAACACATTTCACAATACAAGTACAAAAACAAATTGTTTCATAACACATACCCATGAAACAATGGATAGAGTAGTAAATTCAGTAAATTTTTTAAAAGAAAACACCGCTAGCAAAATTGAAATAAAGTACATGAATATTACAACGTACAATCTATTTTCTAAGCTAACACCTGAACAAATAGAATATGTGTCAACAATATCCTACGGAAAAAAATCAAACAAAGTAGATTCTGATATTCCACTAATAAATCAGCATGAGAATAGAATTAGAATATCATATGATGACGGAAGCACTATAGATTTTACCGGATCACAGGATTTGATTAAAAAAGATCAAAATCATTTTTTAGGATGGCATTGTAATATAAACAATGATGCATTGACAGTAGATGTTAATTTATGTAGACGCGGTCAAACCAATGGCTGTAAATTATCACCAATTGTAGCAGATTTAGATGTAGATAATGTTGAGTTTATCAATGACTATGTAGTCTGTCCGTATGAATCATGCCACTGTTCAGCTAATTTGTACGCCCACAAATATAAAAAGTGATGGAAACGTGCCACCTCGGCATAAATACAAATACTATGTGGATACTATCAATACTACCCGAAGCCGCAATACATATAATCTTTGGATTAGGTATTTTGGGCACAATCGCAGGATTCGTCCTAGGATTCATTCCTTTTGTCAAAACCTATCAATTTGCTATACAAGTTTGTAGCATTCTTGTACTTGTCTTTGGTGTCTATCTTGAGGGCGGCTTAGCCGACTATAAAGAATGGGAACTTAGAGTTAAAGAGATGGAAGCTAAAGTAGCAAAAGCTGAAGCACAATCTGCAAACAAGAATGTAGAAATACAAGAAAAAGTTGTTGAAAAGACTAAAGTAATCCGTGAAAAAGGTCGTGACATTATCAAGTATGTTGATAAATGGAATACAAAAGAAATAATTAAAGAAGTAGAAGGTCCTGAAAGAATTAGGAGAGAAGAAGTAATCAAGTATATTGAAAACTGCCCTGTACCTAAAGAATTCATAGATTTACACAATCAAGCTACTGAGTTGAATAAGGCTGCGGAGGCAAAGAAATGAAATATCTATTAATTTCATTATTTTTTATTGCAGGTTGCTCTACTACAGTTCCGGTAACACAAAAGTTTCCTAATGCTACCCCTGAACTTATGAAAAAATGTGAAAGTCTAAAAAAAATTGAAGGTGATAAAGTAGCAATTACTGATATGTTAAAGGTAGTTGTTCATAACTATTCTCTATATTATGAGTGCTCAACTAAAGTAGACGGATGGCAAGATTGGTATAACGAACAAAAGAAAATATATGATGCGATTAGTAAATAGTAGCATATTATTAAGCCATTATTTATTGTTAGATCCAAGTCTTGACTAGAGAGATAAATACATCATAGTCTAGGATTTTTAACATGTCAACCCAAGAAATTATCAATATAGGAGCGTTACCTAATGACGGTGAAGGTGATCCGTTACGCACCGCCTTCCAGAAAATTAACAATAATTTTTCTACTTTATTTGGAACCTATTATGATACACTAGAGACATATACAGTTGGTAACACTGCTAATCAAATTATTTTCACAACATCTGCAAACACTTTCACGCAAGCTCAATTTCAAATTAATTCAAGTAATCCGGCAACACAAGACAGTCAAAATATTTTAATTAAAGTAGCAAAAAACAACAATGGATTGGGTGCTAAGTGGGTAGGTTACGGAACATCATTCAATGGTAATGCAGTTACTAGCTATGATGTAGTGGTAACCGGTGGTAATGTAAATGTTACCGCTAGCCCATTATCAACTGCTACACTGCAACATTTCATTTCATATCAGGTTACATGGGTCGGAGAAAGTGACCCCGGTATAGATATATCATTAGATGGGTATCCCGCCGGAGATTTAATGGGTACTGAAAACTTATTGATTGTAACAACTGAATAAAATGAGAGCAAAAGAATTTATTAGTGAACAAAAGACGAACGGATTGACTATGGTGTCTTATTCGCTACCCAAGACCTATATAATGCCTGAACTAAAGAACTCAGACTTTTATGAGTTGTATAGATTTGGATTAGCCATTGCCGCAGTGCGTGGAGAAGGTGGTCAAGATGATGGTGTACAGAATAAATTTAAAAATGAGTTTGAAGCAGAAAGTGCTTGGGGAGAACACCAAATAGTATCTTCGGAATTTGATGAAGAATTGGATAATACTATCGATAAAGCACTCAAGAAAGTCGGAAAATCGTCTAAGATATTGACCGGAACACTTGAAAGTAGTGAATTACCTAACACCAATATACAATCAACTCTCAAGCCTTTTAAAGGATACAAAAAATGAGAGCAAATGAATTTGTATTCGAATCTAAAGTTGGCAAAATATCTGACCATCAACAACAATCTACCCGTGGGTTAAATATTTTTTCAAAGAAAATAGACAGCTATGATAGACAATATGATTTAAATCGTCTAATGATGGCCGTAGCAAGTAGTGATGGAATAAATCCAATCGATATGCCCGCAGAAAGTTGGGTAGGCAAACATAATACAACACATCCCTATACCAAAGAAGAACAAGCTATGCTTAAATTAGCATATAAAGCTGCCGGATTAGAGTATATAGATTTAAATAAAGGTGATATGGATAGTGAAGAAGTATCGACTACTAATACTCAAAGTGTTGTAAAGCCGTTTAAAGGCTACAAAAAATAATTTAAGCTGTTGATATGAGAATAAGTAAATGTATAATTTACAGGATTCTCAATGCTTATAGATATAAACACAACACTAGACTTAATCAAACTCAAATTTTACAATGAGTGGCTATACACTGCACACATTTATGATGAGGGAGATAGTCAGTTTCACAAAGACCTAACTGCACAGGTTGTAAAACAATACATCGACCCATTAAATATTCCTAAAACTGCTAAAATTTTAGACTTAGGCTGCGGCCCAGGTTACTTTTTAGACGAAATGAAAACTAGAGAATATACAGATGTAACCGGAGTTACATTAAGTCCCGGTGACATCAAGATTTGCGAGAGCAAAGGTCACACCATCAAACCTTATGATTTGACGTTCATCCCACAAAAAGATGGATATTATGATGAAAGCGTTGACTTCATTTTCTTACGTCATGCACTAGAACATAGCCCATATCCTATCTTTAGCTTGATGGAATATAATCGTATATTGAAACAATTTGGTAAGATTTATATTGAAGTTCCTGCTCCAGACTGTGATAGAAAACACGAATGGAACTTGAATCATTATAGTATCTTAGGAGAACAACAACTTGCCGCATTACTAGTTCGTTGTGGATTCAACATAGACAAATTTGAAAACTTAGAGTTTGAGTTAGGTGTACCTGATGAAACTGGCGAAGTCAAAAAAGTTAAAGAAAGATACTATTGCATCGTTGCTACTAAGCAAAGACCGTTAGATATCAAATAAAAAAAACGGCTTGCCGTTTTTTTTGTGGATATAAATACTCACTATGAGTAATGCACCTTCACTAGTAAAAAATCCGTATACTAAAACAGTTTTTAAAACTGATAAAGAACTACAGGATTTTATTAAATGCTGTGACCCAGATACAGGTTATCTATACTTTATGGATAACTTCTTTATGATACAACACCCTACTAAAGGTAGTATGGTATATCATCCTTGGCCCTATCAAAAACGATTGATTGAAACATATCACAACTATCGTTACTCTATTAGTTTGATGCCTCGACAGTCTGGTAAGTCTACATCAGCCGCGGGATATTTACTTTGGTATGCTATGTTTGTTCCTGACTCTACTATCTTAGTTGCGGCACACAAATATACAGGTGCTCAGGAGATTATGCAACGTATACGTTATGCATATGAAAACTGTCCTGACTACATTAAAGCAGGTGTAACAACATACAACAAAGGCTCACTAGACTTTGAAAATGGATCTCGTATTGTTAGTGCAACAACTACTGAAAATACAGGTCGTGGTATGTCTATTACATTATTATACCTAGATGAGTTTGCATTCGTTAGACCAAGTATCGCTAAAGAATTCTGGACAGCCATCACACCAACCCTATCTACTGGTGGTAAAGCGATTATAACAAGTACACCAAACAGTGACGAGGATCAATTTGCCTTCATCTGGAAAGGTGCTAACAAGACTGAAGATGATTTTGGTAACACAACCGAACTAGGTGTTAATGGCTTTAGAGCATATAGAGCACATTGGAGTGAACAGCCCGGTAGAGATCAAAAGTGGGCTGATGAAATGAAAGCACAGCTCGGTGAGGATCGTTTCAACCGAGAGATTGGTTGTGAGTTCATTATTGCTGACGAAACACTTATCAATCCAAATACTTTATTAATGCTTCAAGGTATTGAACCTGTATCTCGAATGGGACAAGTACGCTGGTATCAGAAGCCTACAAAGGGCAATCTATATTGTGTGGGATTAGATCCAAGTTTAGGTACAGGTGGTGACCCGGCTGCAATTCAAATCTTTGAAGCAAACACTACAACACAAGTAGGTGAATGGAAGCACAACAAGACCGATATTCCTAATCAGATTAAGCTGTTAGCTGAAATTAACAAATATATAGCAGAATGTACTGGTGAACCTAATAATATATACTATTCTGTAGAAAACAACAGTATAGGAGAGGCTTCACTTATATCACTCAATGAATACGGGGAAAGTAATATCCCGGGACTATTTTTAAGTGAGGCCGGCAAAAAGCGAAAAGGCTTCAATACTACTCAGAAGGTCAAATTAACTGCATGTGCTAAGTTCAAAACGTTACTAGAGAGTAAAAAAATGAAGATACATAGTAGGTCTTTGATTAGTGAACTAAAAGCTTTTGTTGCTAATGGTGGTAGTTATGCGGCTAAAATAGGAGATACGGACGATTTGGTCATGAGTTCGTTATTAGTGATTAGAATGCTACAAACACTGAGTGATTATCACTATAATTTGGAAGAACAGATCAGGGATCACGATGAATATATAGCCCCCTTACCATTCTTTGCTGTTATATCCTAAGGGAAAAGATAAATACATTATGCCAAAAAGCAATGAATCAATAAACCGCGAATTGTTCGACCTATTAAGCACCCGTGGGTACAGACCTACAATGCTAGATACTTCGGGCAAAGAAATTCCAGTACCGGAAGAAGCTGAAGTCTTTCAATTCAATTTTGTTAAAGACGATGTAGATTATGGAGTAGTCACTATATCTATTGACGGACTACATAAATTAGTCATTTACTTTAATGATAAGATAGCTGACAGTGAAAAAGAAGTATCAGATACTGATGATGTTTCTTGGTACAGACTATTAAATCACTTAAAGCGTTTTGCAAAAAACCGTCAACTTAGCTTTCAAGTTAAAAACACCGACCATTTAAAACATGATATGGCGAAAAGGGATCATATGAAAAAATTAGACGAAGGATATTACCCAATAGGTAAAAACAAGAGTTACAGTGATGCTGTACCTCAAGTTAAAATTGTTATCGAACACACTAGAAACATAGTTGAAGGTGAGCAAAGATATCGTAATGTTGCACGTATATTTGTAGAAAACACAGACGGAGAACGTTTCTTATTACCTACAATTAAGCCTGGTATCGCTAGAGTATATGCTAGACATATAGCTGAAGGTGGCACACCATATGATGACAGAGCCAATCATATTACATCATTAGTTGAAGACTATAACAAAATGGCAGGATTTGTTCGTGCTACAAGAAATGGTCAATTCAACGAATCAGCACAGCGTCTAGTACTAGAGGGTGCAAATCACTATACTAAATTACGTGAAACACTAAGTCGTATGGCTGGTGGTAGAGGTTACAATAAATATTTTGAAAGTTGGACTCCTTCATTGATGGAAGATGAAGTTGAAGAAACTAATTTAAATGAGTTGTTTGTTCAAGAAACACTTGACCCTCGTATTGAAAGTGTGATGCCAATATTATCTAAGCTACAAAAGAACTTAGGTGAGATGAAAGAAGTTGATGCATTAGCTGAATGGGCTGACAAATTGTTAGAAGGTGGCGATGGTGGCGAAGCAAGTGAGGAACCTCCTGAGTCTAAAGAAGGTGAAACAGCAGAAGATGGTAATGAAGCTCCAGAAGATGATTTATCAGAAGCAGCCGGAGCAGAAACATTATCACACAACGATGAAACTGAAGAAGGTAACTTAAAAGCCTTTGACTTAGAAGAAGGTTTTGCTGATGCAATTAAGAAGGGTGTTAAAGCACTTGATAGAATCGTTACCGGTGGTGACAAAGAAGATTTGCTTAAAGACTTGAAACAGAAAGCTGGTGTTCGTAACCCAGAAAACGGCAAGCCAAGCATGGCGTACAGTGATGTTGAAAAGCGTGTAGACGAAGAAGATGTTGACACAGGCCAGTATGACGCTGTTAAATCTTCACCTAAAGGTGATAACGACCAAAATTGGGATAAGCCTTTCCGTGAAAAAATCAAGCAATACGCTAAAGAGTTAGAGAAGCGCCAAAAAGAAAAAGAACAAGGTGTAGCTGAGAGCGAGTTTGCAGGTGACTACACAACAGGTGAAGCTGGCCAATGGCGCAACAAAGGTCCTAAAGCACACAAGCCAGCAACAATCGGTGATCTAGTTGGCGAAGGTCAAGAAGACTTGGATACTATAAGACGCTTATTGGGTAAATAAGTTTTCAAAAACCTCACTTAAAAGGTGAGGTTTCCCACATCTGGCATAAATACTATTGACATACTTGTAAGCATTTGCTATACTTACATTTGTGTTAGTTACTTCACGGTGAAGTAGCGAATATCAAAAACGAGACCATCTCAATTTTATAAGGAAAAATATCATGGCATCATTAGCAGAAATTCGTGCTCGTATCGCGGCACAAGAAAACAAGTCAAGCAACAAGGGTTCTAACACCCAATCAGACAACTCAGTCTACCCCCACTGGAACATGGATGAAGGCACTACTGCTACAATTCGTTTCTTGCCGGACGGCGACTCAAAGAATGATTTCTTCTGGGTTGAAAAACAAATCATCAAGTTGCCATTCAATGGTGTCAAGGGTGATCCTAACGTTAAACAAACAGTTGTACAAGTTCCGTGTATGGAAATGTATGGCGATGCTTGCCCTATCTTGGCAGAAGTTCGTCCTTGGTACAAAGACGAAACATTGAAAGAAATGGCAAACAAGTATTGGAAGAAACGTAGTTATCTATTCCAAGGTTTTGTTCGTCAAAACCCACTAGGCGATGACAAGACTCCTGCGAACCCTATTCGTAGATTCATCATCAGCCCACAAATTATCCCAATCGTTAAATCTGGATTGATGGATCCTGAGATTGAAGAATTGCCAACAGACTTTATGCGTGGTCTTGATTTCAATATTAAGAAAACAAGTAAAGGTGGTTATGCAGATTATTCTACTAGTAACTGGGCACGTAAAGAAAGCGCATTAACTGAAGCAGAACAAGCCGCTATTGAAGCACATGGCTTGTTCAATCTAAAAGACTTTTTGCCCAAGAAGCCAACAGAAGCTGAAGTACGTATCATCAAGGAAATGTTTGAAGCATCAGTTGATGGTCAACCGTTCGACAACGAACGTTGGGGCGCATACTATCGTCCTTGGGGACTAGAAGCACCAGCTGGAGCGACAGCGGAAAAACCAACTGTGTCTGCTGGAACCAGCACCCCCGCAGTAGCACCTGTTGCTGAATCCTCAGCACCATGGGAAGATGAACCAGCCGTAACTACTGCACCTATTCAAGTACCAACATCAGGTACGTCAAGTGACAAAGCACAAGACATTCTAGCAATGATTCGTGCTAGACAAAATAAATCTTAATAGGCGATGGGGCTTCGGCCCCTTCCTTAGGAGAACACTATGACACTACCAGACGAACGCTACCGAGCCATTAAGCAAGGTAAAAAATTGTTGGAGGAACTATGCGACCCAGGTCGTACACCCAGAGTGCCTAGCATCATTAGAGATAGAGCTAGAGGCGCACTAAGACATTTCCCTCAAGATTGGGAAATCGATTCAATGGCAGAAAAATGTCCAGACATGCTAGACAAGCAACCATTTAGTGTGTATACTAATGGTATACACAAATAACAAGGAGAATAATATGGCAAAAAAATTAAATAAACTGTCAAAAGTAAATGAATCATTTACTATCAATCGTTATGATAACGGCTTTATGATTGAAGTCGGTGGAAGAGACAAAGAAAATGATTGGAAGAACTGCAAAGTTATGTGTGCTACCGAAGCAGAACTCTTTGAAGTAATCAAAGAAGCACTCAGTATGGAAGTGGATAATTAAAATGGGAAAACCTTTTGACATTAGTAAGTTCCGCAAGGACATTACAAAAAGTATTGAAGGTCTATCAATAGGATTTAATGATCCTACTGA